TTGCATAGGTGTTTGCCTGAGCTCTATTTCCACCTAAAATATATCTATCTTTATTAGCATTATATGCTTTTTTAGATATTTGATATGCCTGTCCTTTATTTTTAGTTACAACCCATACTTTATCAGCATCATCAACTTCGTTTACGGATTCTTCTTTTTTCTTACCGGCTCTCAATGCAGCTAAATCAGATGCTTCAATTTCACCATCATTATCAACATCCAATTTATGTTGCTTTCCAACCAATTCTTCATTCTTTTTACCAGCTCTTAGTGCTGCTAAATCAGATGCTTCAATTTCACCATCACCATCCACATCTAGCTTATGCTGATTTCCTACCAATTCCTCATTCTTTTCGCCTTTACCATCCCAAGCTGTATCTATTTTATTAAAAAATGCTTTCTTTTCTTCATCAGACATTTGTGATATCGATTTACCACTCTTCTCCAATGCCTTTTTGAAAAAAGTTTGATATTCACTTTCTTCCTTCATTATATTTTTGATTGTTTCCTTCAGTTTCTTCATTTCAGTATATAAATTAAAATCCTTTGTTTCCCAGCATTGCTCCCAATTTCATTTTACCTCGGTTGATTGAAAATTGATTAGCCAAATCATTTAATTTAGCATTACCCAAGTCTTTCAATAGTTTAGTATCAATTGGATCATTTACAAATGAATCAATTACTCCTAGTGCCAATAAACCAGCAAATCTATCGTTATGAACTCCTTTTTGGATATCAGCATCATCTATAAACAATACTTTTCTTTTTTGATTCAATGTTTGTACAACCGATTTAATAATTTGAGGAGTAATTACCTTTTTCAAATTATTATGAAGTCCCGCAAATACAGTTTTTGTATTAGCTCCACTGAACAAATCAATACCTGCATTAGTTGCTGCTTTCTTAAATCCAGAATTACTTTTCAATAAGTACAACATTACAATATATGCATCGGATTCTAAATTGAAATTAGGTATTCTAGTTACAGTTACTTCGTTTAACCGAATTGATTTTGATGCATTAGTTTTGTAATCAGCCTCATTTACGATAGCACTTTCATCTAATTTTATTTTGATTAGTTTAAATATTTGATTTTCTAAAGATTTTTGTATGTTTATCCTAGTTTTATTAGCTTCCTTTGCTTTATCTAAAAATTCTTCTCTCTTATGAGATGCCCAAGTTGTATCTGAATACAGTCTTAAATTATATCCGATATCATATGTAGCTTTTTTCCACTCACCTTGTAATTTTTCAATAAAATAAAAATCACTTTTACTAAGTTCTTCATTTACAATTTTAGAATCTTCGTTTATAGATTCCTCAATGCCCTTAGTTGATTTTATTTTATACTGTTTGTATAATGCATCAATTTGTTTCTGAATAGGTAGTATTTCTGAATTATGAATTTTAGCTATTTTATCTTTCAAACCCACCATTTTCATAATATCTTCATCGGATGCTTTTTTAGCAAACTTAGTCCCAACATACCCACTCATACTTTGTCTGATTTGGTCTACTGAAATAGCTTCTTTAATATTTTCGTTTACTTTCTTACCAAATTCTCTTTCCATTTTGGCTTTATTAGATGGATGAACTTTTGATTTCATTATATCGTATGCCTTTTGTTTAATCTCAATAGGATGTTCATCAAACCACTCTACAGTATTTTTGTTATCTTCCAATGCCCGTCTTCTCTGACCACCATCATCTATGTAATCAGTATCAAAGTCATACCAACCTAATACTGTATCCGCTAAATCTTTACCAGTTTTTTCTTTCGGATTTCTGAATGATTCTTTTAATTTTATTTTCATTATACAGATAAATTTTGTATTTTTTGTGAGATTCTATTCAATCTCTCTCTTATAACATTTAAATGTCTTTGAGTTCTTTTCCAATATTGAGAACTATCCAATTCACTTTCAGTTTTTATTTTAGAGTACCATTCAATGAATTTTTCAATTTCTTGCAATTGCTTTCTCATTTCTCTAATACCTTTTCCGATTTTTTGATTTGGAGTTGCTTCCTCTTTTCTCAATTGATGATATCGGTTTGTACCTTCACTTACAACTGAGTATCCACTTGCTTTAGCCAATCTATCTGCCTTCTTCTTTTCATCACTAGGTTTACCAAATGCATGAGGAACATTATATCCAGAAACATTTCCAGTTACACTAGCTTCATCAATATCCTCCTCAGATTCGATTTCGTTAACAATATTTCTAACAAGTTCTCTTAATTTGCTTAATTTCATTTTACCTTAGTTTTTAATTCTTTCAATAATTCTTGAGATAAAAGTAATACAGAAACTTGATTATCACTTATAGTTTTACCAATTTTTTGAGATTTCAAAACTGATATAGTTTCTTTCAATTTAATATTAGTAATAACATCACATACTTTGTTATTAATACTCTTTAATTCAAGTATGGTTTTATTTAATTCTTTAACAAAAAAATCTTTAAATTTGGATGTATTGTTTACATTGTTAATATATTCTCTTAAAATAGATTTTTGTGTAGTATCTAAATGAGTATATTTCTTATTGAAGCTTTCTACTAATATTTTATATGTCAATAAACGAATATCCTTATCCTGCTTCTTATACATTTCCAACAACTTAGCACTTTCAGCATCAGGTTTATTATTTTGTGATACAGGCTTAGATGTTATATTTTCTATAAGTGTTATTTTAGAATTGAATACATCCTTTATATCATATCCATTATTAACTTTGGATTCAAAAACTTTATAAATAGATGCTAAAACTTTATAATTCGATATTGGAGATGATAAAAATTGTTCAATATCAAAATTGTTTTTTATCTCCTTAATTAAATTATACTTCTCTCTACTAAGTTTAGTATTATCCAACTTTAGATATTGTTCACATACCATATCTAAAAATTTCTCAGCTCTGTTTTCCGAATTATATTTTTCTTTCAATAATAATTCATACAGTCTAAGTTCCTTATTCAATTCTTTTCCTGGCGCAAAAAATTCTTTAACAATTTTTTTAGCCACATCGGTTTTATCTCCATTAAGAACCTCCAACGTTATTTGTCTAACTAATAGCTCAAATAACACCCCTGTATTCTTAAATTTTGAATGTTTAATTTTTTTCATTTATTATACAATAATTTGATTAGAATTCACTATAATACATATAAATATAAAATTTTTATTGTTTATTAAAATTTATCATCATCTAACAGATTTTTTTCATCTAAAAACGAAGTTTTTTCTGATATAATTTTCTTTTTCGATGATATTCCATTTATATATTCTCTAGCAAGCTTTTTACTATTCGATACTGAATAGGTATCTCTCTTTCTTTCTTTTTCGTTTTCTTTGTTACCCAATGGGTCTCTACCATATGGATGTTTATCCTTACCGTATGTATTTCCTTCTCTTGGTCTACCCCCCAAATCTGATTGTGATTTTAAAGAATTCTTTAACTCTTCCAAATCACCCTCAACATCAGTTGGTTCAGATGGTGCAGCCGGGTCGTTTCCTTCTTGTTCTATTGAATTATATCTAAATGTATCTTTAATATCATTTATTATTTTTCCTCTTTCATCATCAGCTTCACCCTTACCCATTCCAAATACATTACCATATATCCAATCTTTTGATAGCATTTTAAGATTTTGGATATCAGTAGCCAATCTAACTTTTTCAGACCAAAGATTTACTTTTTCTTGCTCATAGATAGTAGATGGATTTGTTAATGATAATTCAAAATTAACCATTTCACTATCATCTATACCCTGAGCTGCTAAATGTATAATTGCTATCTTAGTTAATTCACTTACGATAGTTCTTTGAATTCTTTCAATTGTTCTTGCAAATCTAACATCTTCAGCAGCAAGTGTTGCTTTACCGTTTACATTCTCATCATATGATAAGTATGCTTTAGGTACTTTTAATGCTGCGAACAATCTTTTCTGTAAATATTCAATATCATCAATTGCCGCAATTATCTATAGAAGTTCCACTATCACCACCTCTAACAGGTAAGAAAAAATCTTCTGTTAGATTTTGCATATTATATTTCAAATTGTAATCACCACTGTTCTTATCAACAAAAGGAACTTTTTTCATTTTATTGATAATTTTTTGCATATAGTTATCAACCTCAGTTGGTGGAATGTTACCAATATCAATCTTAAATACTCTCTTTTCAGGAGCTCTCATAATTCTATGAATCAACATAGCATCTTCCATCAAAGATAATTGTTTCCAAATTCTTCTTGCAGATTCAATCATTGATTTACCATACGGTAAGAAATTGGTATCTGATAGTAATCTGAAATGTGCCATCTCATAATTATCCCAATCTGTTTTACCAACTCTATCCATTTCAACCTTGAACTTAACGAAATTTGCATTATTAGGATCAATTCCTTCAATACGTTCAGTATAATATACAGATTGAGGTATTACATTTATAATTCCTTTTCTTTCCGCAATTTCCAAACCTAAAAAGAAATCACCGTATTTAACTAAGTTTCTAGTCCAAGGCCAAAGATTAAATTCAATATTTAAAATATCATAAAATAAATTATGAAGTATTTCTTTTATATTTTCATTCGATGAACGAATTTGTAATACATCTCCATATTCATTTTTAGTTGTACTTTCATCAGCATATATATCCAAAGCAGATGCAATAATAGGGTCATTATCCATTGCATCATAATCTCTAAACAGTTCTCTACGAACTTGATGATATGCCATTGATTGAGCACTAGATTGTGTTTCGTAAAATGATCTCTGTAGTTTTGTGTATCTATCTCTCAGTTGAACTAAGTTAGTAGTCATCTGTCTTTCATCAGTATCTACTACTTTTCTCTTACCATCCGAATCTATACGAACAATTGCGGTAGTTGAAAATAATTTTCTCAACCTTCCAAAAAATGTATTATCGTTTTGTTCTGCCATTTTATTCTTCTTTTATTTTTATAACCAATTTTGTTTTACCTTTACCAACTCTATGAAACGTTTCTTTAGGTATTTTAATAACATCACCAACTTTTAAATTTATAGGTAATGAATTATCCATTTGTAATCTCCAACCTTCACCTTCTAATATTTCAACCGTTCTATCCCTTTCATCTCTATGCCATACTAACTCATTTGATAAAACATCTATATCAAATTCTCTTATTATATATCCGTCTTCAATATGCTGAGTATATGGTTTCATTACCAATAAGTATTCATATTTTCACCCCCACCTAATGCCTTCCAATATCTAGGTAGGTTACAACTCCAATAACCTGCTGAAGTTCTATCTTTTTTATCTTTACAATTATGTCTATCCGCAAATGCCTTTCTTGCTTCAGGATCATTAATTTTTGCAGTTAATCCCCCTTTAGCATCACCGAAATTTACTTTTATCACATTACCCTTATCATTCTTAACATAAACTTGATATTTTTTAGGACCAGAACTTCTTTGAGGTTTACCCAATTCAACATCTCTTCCCTGATATTCTGCTTCAGTTAATTCTTTTAATGGTTCATATCCCAATTGTGTACGAATTGGATTTAATTGTTTAATTATTTCTTTTTGTTTTTTAGAACCCGCAAAAGCCTTCATTGCTTTACTCAATAGTTTCATATGCTGTAGTTCCAAACTTTCTTCAGTAATTACGATTGGTATATCTAACATAACTATTTTACCTTCAAACGTTCCAGTCTTACCAATATCAGTTTTTTCCAACATCCATTTATCAACCGCTGAAGATACTTCCAATAAACCTTTTTTATATAAAGTTCTTGCTTCGTTTATTAATCTAAAATAATTCTTACTTCCAAATCTATATACATTTTCATAAATTGGAGTTTTATTTTCTAAGTGAAATTTCAAACCTTCACTAATTCTAACTTTTTTATTTTCTGTAAGTAGTTTCATAATTAATAATCTTTAAATACACTATGAGTTGTAATTTTCATAGCCTGTTCCAACAATTCTTTTAAATATTTTTTAATATCAGTATCATCCACACCAGCATCTTCCAATGCATCTAATATAGTATTCACCGATTGTTTAAACTTATATCTACTCTTTTTTGGTAGTATTTCATCGAATGAATACACATCAATAAATTTTTTGGAAGTGTAACCCACATCAGGTTGTTTATTTATATTAAATATGTTTTTTAGTTTCATATTATTTAGTTTATACTATAAATATTAAAAAAAAATATAAACTATAACCATTTGGATAAATCTTCAAACGATTCACCTACTCTCATTTTCCAAGGATTATCATCTACAAATCCACCACCATACATACCATCATATACTGAATTTGTATTTGTCGAAATACCACCTAATGCCTGCTTTGTTAAATTAATACCTTGCTGTCTTAATCTAAGTGCAGTATCTCTAACCCATAAACCAATACCAAATGCCATTACCAAGTCATCATTATAACCCTTCATAGCTTCAGCTCTACCATTTATAAAAATGAATGTAAATAATTCATCAATTAATCTTGTAGAACGAATTACTACATTTTTTTCTCTGAAGTATTCATCCAATTTAGATATTATAAGTGGTCGTGTTTTAGATGTAGTTGAAAATCCTGCTACCAATCCTCTCTCTTCAGCTCTGTATCTATTTGTTATTTGATTTTCAACATCTACATATTTCAAATCTTTACTCATATAGAATAGATTTTTATATCCTCTATCTATAACCTGCTGAATTGCTGCCCAACCAATATTTGCGTTTTCTATTACTAAAAGTGCATCATTATATTCAGTTGATAAACTCACTAAAAAATTACCAAAATCTTTGGTTTCTATCTTTCCTCTATATTCTGCAACCTGAGTAGCAGAATCTATATCTATTACATGAGCAGTTGAAAAGTCACTACCATCCCCTCTCGCAACGTCAGCTACAACCATATACGATTTGTTGAAATCTGGATATTCCCACTTCCACAGATTACTATCAATATATCCCTTTTCAATTGGAGGTTGGCAATATGTTTCTTTGTAGAACATTAGAGTTTCAGGATCAACTACAGTATCACCGGATGAAATGAAATCGCAATTATGTGATACAACACCATCAACATTAAAAATATTACCACCAGCTACTTCAACTATATCAAATAATGAAATACCACTATTTATTATTTTTTTATTTATTACACTTACAATACTACCATCATCACTATCTACATAATCTCCAACATTTAAAATATTAGCTGATATATCATTACCGTTTGATATAAACTTATGAGTTGTTGAACATTTTAGAAACTTCCCGTTAGAAAATGCTATTTCATAGTGTTTATCTTTTGATAGCTTACGAACACCACCAAAAGGTTGAAAACCGGATGGAGTTAGTATTTCATATTTGGTATTTCCTTTAAAAATATAATTATCTATCATATTTAATTCTTATAAATTCACATTTAAGTAGTTTTTTTATTTGATATTCCCTATCGATATCCTTTTGTTTTAAACTACCATCTGTATTAAAATGATGTGGTTCATCTATTTCAATTACAACATTTTTTTCTTTATCATAACCATCTACAAAATAACCTAATTCCTTTATATAATATTCACCACCATTTTCTGCATGTTGAAAATTATATCCATATTTTTTTCCATATTCTTCTATAATTGGTATAGAATCTACATTATATCTAGGTGTTATTTGCCCAACTGTAGTTGATAAATAATTTAAAGTTGATAACCTTTGTTTTAGTTTACTCTCTTTTGTATGTTTTTTACCCAACCATGTCTTATGATAATCTGGACATTTTCTACAATAAGTGTTCCATGTATAACTACTACCACATTCACATTTTAATTTATCTATATTACAATCAAGCTCTACAATAAACTTCAATCTATACATAAAATTATACGATCCCTTATATCTTTTATATTCTTTCATAACAGTTTCTAATATTTCTGTATGATGATATATAGATTTGTATAATTTTATATTTTCCTTTATTAAAGTTCTATTTTTTGCTTTTCCAAAATAATTTTGATAATAAAATTCATTCAATAATAATTTTTTAGTTTCATCAAATAAATAAATATCATCTATATTATCTATTTCTTTTTTTATTTTAACCCAACCTTCTTTAACATAATTCATAATTTTTACATTCACATTCTTGTGTATAAATATAAAAATTATAAGTTTTCATACAATTCTTCGAGTGTAATTTCCTTTATATCACCAGTTTCAATATCTTTAATTGTCACCCGTGAAGTTCCCCATAAACAATCACATTCCTGTGCCGCAATTTTAGTTCCTAATAAACGAGTTTGTTCATCTCTCCACGTTTGGTCTCTCTCAGGATGAACAGTCCAATGTAAACTAATTGGCATGAATGGATTAGTACCATCTTCAGCACCTACCCAAGTTTTGTGAAACCAATTACCCACACCGTTTGGAGTAGATAATGCAATACAACTACCACCGGTTGATAGGGTTGATTGTGCAGATGCCCATATTTCATCGATATCATCAATGAATGCAGCTTCATCAAAAATAAGTAAGGATAACGCTTCAGAACGTCCTGCATCAGGTGAAGATGAAATTGCTTTTATCTGAGAACCATTTTTCAATCGGAGTGATAATTTGTTATCTTCCAATGAACCACCTTTTAACCAACTTGGTAAGAGTTCATGCATCACCCTAACTTTAGTTACTAAGTTTTTAGCAACTTCTTGCTTAGTTGCAATAACCAACACATTAAAATCAGAATTAAAAAGCATTTTCCATAAGGAATATCCTGCTGATAATGTAGAGATACCGGTTTGTCTTGATTTTAAAACAATATTGAATCGATTATTCTTAAATTCAGTTAGAGTTTTTTCCTGAAATGGATATAAATGAAATTGTATTTTACCCCTAGTCGGATGTTGTATCATACAATACTTCCGCATAAAATAAATAGGGTCTTTAGAACATCTTACATATTCTTCAGCTACAATCTCTTTTAATGTTTTTTTCTGAGTACTCATATAACATTAATCGATAGGTTCATTTAATAAATCATAGTTTTTATCTTTCAATACATCCCATAATTTATTTCTAATTTCTTTAAGTTGTGAAACTTCTTTAGAAATATTTTCAATATCACCTAAAATTTCAGTTCTTAACTCATCAGCATCCCTTTCCATTCTCCACTTCTCAATACTACCATCTTCATTTACATATTCGTATTCTTGCTTTACATCACTATACGCTTGATTTAATTGAGATAATACATCGTTTCCATGTGATATCATATTTTGAATGATACGATATTGTTCATACTCAGTCCACAAACCATCTTCTTTTATTTTGGACTCCTTTTCAACTAAACAATTTGAACAATATCCTGTTTTTCGTATTAACTTTTTATCAGTATATCCATATTTGGATTTACTACACGTATCACTCTTACATCTATTTTTGGCAGAAATCCAATTACGAACTTCGGCCATAGTTTCTGTTAATTTAGACTGTTGAACTCTTCCATATGAACGTTGCTCCCATGTTACACCATCGGAATCAGTCCATACTTCACCAATTTCTCTTTTTCTACTACGTTCTCCACTATCGTAACCTAATTTAGTATCGGTTTCATATTCTTTACCACGTAACACCATATCCACAAGTTTTCTTCTTGTAGGATGCATATATTTTTTTTGAAATTCTTTAGCCATAAAATATCTATTATATATATAAATATATATAAATTAGATTTTATGTATTTTTTCTAATTCTTTTAATCTTTTATAATAAGTTGGAGTAGATATATCAAGCTCAGCACATATATGTTTTACTTTGTACCCTTTTTGCTTTAACTCCAATATTTTATCTTTATCAGCAGAATGTTTAGTATCCCAATATATTTTTCTACCTTCAAGAGCTTTCTCCATTAAACTATCCCAATCAACAGTTTTCATAGCTTCTTTTGTTTTTTGAGATATAATCTGTTTTTGAATGTTAGCTACTTCCACCCCATATCTATCTTCAAAAGTTATTCCCTTCTGAGCTTCACTTATTTTTTTCTTTGTCTCTTCACTATGTGTATAACCCATTTCTACTAATTTGTATGCACCCTTTCGTGCAATTTCACGTTGTTTTTCTTTATCAATTTTATCAAACGTATAATGTGATAATCCATTTTTAAATCCACGCTTTCTACCCTCAATTGATTGTTCATACATTTCAGGCGATACTATTTCACTTAATGGTTTACCCATTTTTTTCTTGTTAGCAATAACAGCATAGTCATTATATCCACCTGCGCCACCTTCAACCATATTATACCCGTTCTCTATTGAGTTATATTCTCTTATATAGTGTATTTCTTTTTTATTTAATTCATCTTTTGTTATGGCAGTATCAATCACAACCCAATCAAAATTATCAACACCATATGATTTAAGAGCCTTATAAAATTTACTCTTACCCACTTCAATCATTTTTAAGTGAGCATTCTTTCTAACTTTTAATGTATGTATAGTTTGGCCAATATATACTTTACCACTTATTTTATTTTCAACCTTATATATTATCATAGTATTTATTTCTCTATAATAACTATAAGAAAAAAATAAAAACCTCCTGTATATTTATATAATTTTACCTATTATCAAAGAATATTCCCAACAACTGATTTGCTGCAGCAAAACTTCCGGTTAATTTCATCGTAGTACCGTTATATACAAAAACTATGCCTTCTATTGGAACTATTTTTTCAAATCCACCAATATCATTCAATCTCTGTAGTTCCAATTTCAATTTAGCAATTTGAGCCTCACTTCCTTTCGCCTCAACATCTTTTATAGTTTTTTCTAGTCTACCCACCATTGCTCTTCTAGCACTATCAGGGTTTACAGTTAATACAGAACTCATAAATGAAAGAACTTCAGCACCAACACCTAAAAATATTTTTTCAAATTTCATTAGATTTTCTTTACTTATTTTAGTTTGGTCTTCTTTATCTATTTTCTCAGCCCAGTTACGAATTTTTTCATCTTGAATATCTTTTATTCTAAAACTCTTATCCATAAATGCCCATCGTTTAACCAATCCTATTTTATGTTGCCCATCTAAGTTAGGTGCGTTTTTATTTACAAATTCTTCCCACCATTTTTGATGATATTCTGCTACACCCTGATTATCACTCAATCCATATTCATTTTGTAGTTTAGATATCATTCCCAAAAATTTGGATTGTGATTTATTCAATTCTGTATTTTTGGGTAATTTAACTACAGGAGGTCCTTGAATTGTATATTTAGATTGTACATTTTGATTTATTTGCTTAATCATACCTGCCAATATTCTACCAGCAGATTGGTCTTCACCAATTATATTACCATCTTCATCATATTCAAAAGTTCCATGAAATACCAATAAAGCCTGTCCATAAGGTATTACATTTACTGAAGTTGGGTATATAACTTCCAAATTCATAAACTTAGAACCACCTCCGAATATTTTATCTTTTTGTTTTTGAGTAAGTTTATCGATAGCTGCGGAAAGGTCTTTCATAGCAAAGTTATATGCATCGGTCAATCCACCTCTATTTGCAAATTTAGATGCAACTGCGTTTATATCCATTGCATCCTTACCTTTGTTTTTAAGATGTGATTTATTTCTAGCAGCAACCAATCTACCATTCACCCAACTTACTGCAAGAGCCTGCCCATCAGTTTTCTCTCTAGTTAATTCCAACTCCCCATTCAATGCTTTCTTAACTATATCTTTTAACTGGCCAAACGTTAAATTAACATCAATATCAAACGGATGATTCATATGTCCGTATGCCCCACCCTCTTTGATTAAATTTTCAGAAGTAGTATTTTTATTATATGGTATTCTCCATTCAATTTCATCTTTAGTATTAGTCATTGAAGTTTCACTACCAGTATAAAGTTTAGAATTTTTTATGTTATATTTGGAAATTATTGATTTGATTTTTTTAACGCTGTTTGGATATTTTTTATAGTTTACAGTAACTACAAACATATTTTGACTATGCCAAAAATCAACACCATCTAATTTTTCTATTTCATGGATAGCTTTATTTAAATTATTTTCATTTAATTTAAATTCTTCTATTAAATTTTTACCAATAACATTCTCTTTCAATGAATCTAATCTTTTTACAATCAAATTAAATATCTTTTCATTGAATTTAGGATATGCTTTAGTAAAAAGTTTTTTTCTATCTTCAATATCACCACTACCTAACCACTTTCTAACATCAGTACCACTTACATCACTTAATGGGGGTGATACATAGACATATCCTGCATCTACATATCCAACATCAACAT